GCTACGATAACGAGCCAGACGAAGAGCAGCAAGACCACCAGTATATGACCAAAGACTTGTCAGGCGGCCTAAACCGTCAGAAGAGAGCGTATGCAAAAGCGCAAGACGGCGACAACGCAATGGCTGTTAAAGAAGGCGAGTCGCAAAAACGTTATGAGTCTATTAAAGATAGTTTGTATGCACAGCTAACAGAAAAGAAGAAAGCTGACAAAGACTACGACAAAGATGGCAAGATCGAAACGCCTAAGGCTGAGTACCAAGGTTCGAAGATTCGTGCTGCTAAGAAAAAAGGCAACATGAAGAAAGACAAGTAAATTACATATGATAAAGTCGTTAGACGGAGTAGTTACTAAGAATGCTGATCAACAGGAAACCTACACTGAAACTCAAATAAAAAAGTTTCTTAAATGCGCAGATCCTGTTGATGGCTTTCTGTATTTCATCGAGCAATTTGTAAAGTATGTAAACCCAGCTACTGGGGTACAGAACCTTAGACTTTACGATTTTCAAAAAGATCTACTAAAGAATATACACAACGAAAAAATTAGCGTAAACATGCTACCCCGTCAGATGGGCAAGACGTTGTGCGCAGCGGCATACATTGCTTGGCGTTTGTTATTTTTAGAACACGAGAACATTGTCATTGCCAGTCATCGGCTAATGGCTTCAGAACAAATACTCGAGACTGTTAGGCTCATTATAGAAAGATGCCCTAGCATGTTGAATCCTGGATTCAGTGTAAGCAACAAACGATCACTTATACTTACTAACGGATCAAAGCTGCTAGCAAAAACTCTAGAGCCAGACAATCTTAGAGGTATGTCAATTAGTTTCTTGTTCGTTGACGAAGCAGGAGTTATGTCAGAGCACAAGATGCATGAATTCTTATCGTCAGCTTATCCTTCGATAGTTGGATCAAGAGGTAAGATTGCATTTACTTCTACACCAGGCGAAAAAGATTCCGGCTTTAACCTTCTATGGCAAAACGCACAAAATAAAAACTCTGGCTTTGCTAAGTTTAAAGCAGAATGGTTTGACCACCCTGAAAGAGACGAACAATGGAAAGATACTATTGTCAATCAAGTGGGCGAAGAAGTATTTAGAAAGGAGTACGAGTGCGAAATCTAAGCATTCATTAATAATATGTCCAAGTCATTAGACGGAGTACTTACAAAGAAAGCCAATCAACAAGAAACCTACACAGAGAAACAAATAGATCAACTTGTTAAGTGTATGGAGCCTGAAGAAGGTTTCTTGTATTTTGCCAAGAATTTTGCTTATATACAGCATCCAGTAAAAGGCAAACTACTGTTTGATCCTTACGAATATCAAGAACGACTCTTAGAAAGTTACCACAGCTACCGCTTTAACATAAACATGTTGCCTCGTCAAACAGGTAAGACAACATGCGCGGCTGTATACCTAGCTTGGTATGCAATGTTCCATCCGGACCAAACTATCCTAATTGCTGCACACAAGTACTCTGGTGCACAAGAAATTATGCAGCGTATACGCTATGTCTACGAGCTGTGCCCCGACCATATTAGAGCTGGTGTTGTCAACTACAACAAAGGCTCGATTGAATTCGAAAACGGTTCTCGTATAGTAAGTTCTACCACAACAGGCAACACTGGACGTGGTATGGCTATATCACTACTATACTGCTTAGATGGCGACACAACGTCGGTTCGAATTCGCAACAAGCAAACGTTAGTTGAAGAAGATATTACCTTACGGGATCTATATATTAAACTACATAATCCTACTAACATAATAACATAATCGTGTGACGAGTTTGCATTTGTATAAATACAGAATGAATAAAATAGAAGAATTTAAGCGACGGAATAGGAAAAGGAATTCTCACTTATATGCTACCAACTTAACAGCAGGCACGGATTACATATTATGTCCTGCTAGTAACGAGCGGCTAAGTATGATTAAAAGTTCCTACATTGAGCGTGTGTTGTGCATGAGTGTGGATGACTACGATAAACAGTATCCGGGCGTTCGCGGAGTTAGCAGAGCAAGAAGGGCTAATATTAAAAAAGGACTAAGCGCTGTTGATAGCACATCAGGATTATCTGCATACGAAAAATCACAGGTTAATGCACAAAAAACGTTAGCTAAGCTTGACGAAAACGGCATTAGCGGATACGCGAAAAAAGGACAAAAAACCCGCGCAACTCATATGTGTAATATTAACAAATACGGCCAAAATGGATATTCTCAATTAGCAACTCGTGCAATTATAAAGGGCAACGCAACTAAGGCTAAAAACGGACTTATTTTAGATCCATCACACAGAAATGAGTTTTATCGTTACAAGTCAGTAGTAACTTATATTACTGAGCAATATAGATCAGAAATTACAGCCGGTTATAAGACAGGCCTTGCAGGTACCCCAGGTGCATATCATATTGATCATATGTTTTCTATAATGCAAGGATACAAAGAACAAATTAGTCCGTTGTTGATCGGAAGTAAGTACAATCTACAAATGTTACCGTGGAAAGAAAATTTAGCAAAGCACAATTCGTCGCATATAACATTAAATGCACTAATGGATAGCGCTAGGTATACCGCGGAACAATCACTGTTAGAGTACGCGATGTTTGCTAACATGATAGCCGATGACATACGAGCAGTATCGCCTGTTAGCGGAGCAAAATTAGTAAGGGTATTTAATGAATCAAATATACGCAAGTAATACAGAGTACGAAATACTAACGCCAAACGGATGGGAAGACTTCGAGGGCATATTCTTGAATGAAAATGCAAATAAAGAATCGTGTAAGGTAACATTTACTGATGAAACTTTTGTTACGGCAACTTTAGATCATAGATTTTTTATAAACGGTATAGAGACAAAAGTAAAGGACATCGAAGTAGGAGCGGAATTAGACTCGCACGATACTGTTAAAATAGTTGCTAATTTAGCATACTCAGTACTAGAGGACACATACGAAATTTTTAATGCGGAAAACCACGTAATACTTGCTAATAATATTAATTCGCACCAATGCGATGAGTTTGCGTTCGTACAACCAGGCATCGCTGACGAGTTTTGGACTTCGATATCACCTACACTAGCAACAGGTGGTCGAGCAATTATTACATCTACACCAAACTCAGACGAAGATACATTTGCAAACATCTGGAAGGATGCAGAAAGAAAGTTTGATGAACACGGCAACGAAACAACACTAGGGGTCAACGGTTTCCATTCGTTTACAGTATCGTGGGACGAACATCCAGATCGCGACGACGAGTGGAAGAAAGCAGAAATCGGACGTATTGGCGAAGAGCGTTTTCGTCGTGAGTACGGCTGCGAATTCCTAGTATTTGACGAAACCCTTATTAACTCGATCAAGCTGTCTACAATGGAGGGCACTTCACCTAAACTAAACATGGGCCAAACTCGTTGGTATGCGAAACCTAAGGCAGGATACACCTATGCCGTAGCACTTGATCCTAGCATGGGCACAGGCGGCGACAACGCTGCTATACAGGTAATTGAGCTGCCTACCTATGTGCAGGTCGCAGAGTGGAACCATAACCTAACATCGATACCTGGACAGATACGAATACTAAAAGACATTTGTGCGTATATACAAGAAACTATTAAAGCTCCAAATTCTATTTACTGGAGTGTAGAGAATAACAGCATAGGCGAAGCTGCTCTCCTTGTAATACAGGACGTCGGCGAAGAAAACATCGACGGCTTGTTTATATCAGAGCCAATGCGCAAAGGTCACGTGAGAAAGTTCCGCAAAGGATTCAACACCACTCACGGCGCAAAGATTTCAGCATGTAGTCGTCTAAAAACAATGATTGAAAACGACAAGTTAGTTGTGCACTCAAAGCCTTTGGTATCAGAGCTTAAAGGGTATATTGCAACTGGATCGAGTTACCAAGCCAAGCAAGGAGCCAGTGACGACTTAATATCTGCACTGTTGCTGACTATTAGAATGATGGCTGTACTCAAAGACTGGGATCCTAAGATCTATAATACATTTACACAAGCAGAGGATGACGACTATGACCCTCCGATGCCGATCTTTATGAGCAACAACGGATAAATACGTTATGGACCTAAACACAATTGCAGAAGAGTTATTTTCAAAAGTACGCGGGAGATTTCCGAGCGTAACTATCGGCGACGGTGACGGCAATGTTACTAATGAACCAGCCGAAGCACGTTACTACGAATTTACTTTTGACAAAACTAACGACAACAAAATTAGCATATCACTGAGCGAAGACGACGGCGTCGTTATTATGTACGCAGACAGCGTTACAGAAAACGAAATAGCTAAAGGCAAGTGGTATGAGTTCTTACGTGAAATGAGAATGTTTTCAAAGAAGCGTATGCTAAACTTTGATGTCCGCAATATTACAAAATCGAATCTAAAGAAAAGAGATTACCAATATCTCGCAACGAACTCCGGAGACAACAGTATGAACGAATCGAAGCTATACGGAACTTCAAAGATGAGCTATCAAGATATGGACAATGCTAGACTAGTAATTAAACATACTGAAAGTGTCGATCAAGAAGTTCCAGCAGGCCGCACTAGAAACATCAGCGCAATTTACATTGAGAATAACGAATCAGGCGAAAGGTTCAAGTATCCTTTCAAACACTTAGCAGGCGCTAGAGCAATGGCTCGACACGTAGCAGAAGGCGGCACTACGTATGACGACTTCGGTGAGCATATAGTTGGCTTGTCAGAAGAGCTTTCGAAGCTACGCAAGTTTAAGAACTACATGGGTCGTTCAAAAGTTATGGCAGAAAGCCTAGCTGAGTACATGGGAGTTGTACACGAGCGTATTGGTACAGTCAAGAAAAGAATTGATAGTTTACAAAAGCCTGGTTATTACAAAGAAGCATACGAAGGTTTTGAGAAGCCAGTGTTTGAAGAAATACCAGAAGACGTAAAAGAGAACTGGATTGACCAACTTACTATACGTCAGTTTAACGAAGAGTTAAAAGATGTATTTCCGTACATCTACAAACTGATCGGCGAAGCAAACAGAGTTAAAGATCTAGGTCCAGATGACTTGTTAGGCGAAACTGACTGCGGGCGTGAAGATGATGAAGACGAAGAAGAAGTTGACGAAGGCCCAATGGGCAACTTAGGCAAAAAGCTAGCTAAGGCATTCTTCTGGGGTGACCTAGGTAAAGCACCGGTTGAGGATATGAAGAAGAGCATTCGCAGCTATAGTGACCAAGAACTTAAATCACTAGCAGGCGAAGTAAAGAGTAATCCGACTGCTTATTCACCACGACAGCTTCAAGTAAGGCTTATTAACAGAGAGCTAAAGCGACGTTACGGAGTTGCACCGGGTTCTGGATCAAGAGAAGATAAGGAAATAGAGTCAGGATTTAACGAGCTAATGAGTAACTGGCGCGAAGATGACGACGATGACGTAGAGGAAGGCATTGGCAGAAAGTTCAACAAGCTAATGGACTTTGGTGACCTGAACCCTAAAGATATACAGAAAAGAGTTCGTGCTATGACTGACGATCAGTTGAAGATGCTAGCTAAAGACGTTGGCGAAAAGCCAGGTGACGGAAGCGAACGCGGTCTTCAAACGAAGTTGATTAATCAAGAGCTTAAAAGACGTTATGGCATTAAGCCGGGCAAAGATGTTTCAGAAGATGAAGATCCTTGCTGGGATAACTACAAACAGGTTGGTATGAAGAAAAAGAACGGAAAAGAAGTTCCTAACTGCGTGCCAGAAGAGCAGCAGATAGAGGCTTATTTTGAAGAACTAATGGGTGAGTGGGCAGATCAGCCTATCAGCGAGATGTCACCTGAAGAACTAGCAAACATGGTCGATAAGCGTGGCCCGCAAGAGTCACCTAAAGAGTACATTAAGCGAAAGTACGAAGACCTAAAGAAACTATCTGCAGAAGTGGGTCACAATGCTGAAAAGGATCTGATCCGAAAAATTGCTATGCAAAAGGATCAACTAAAACAAGCACACGGGCTACTATCAAAGAAAGAGACAGCAGAAGCAGAAGACGACGCGGTCACAGAGCAGAAGTCACCACTAAGTGAATTTATTCTCAGCTTTTATGATCGTGCATCGGGTTCTTTCCCTAAAGGCGAAACAGCCATTCTTACTATGGTAGAAAAAGATTACGGCGACGAGTTCATAGAACCAGCAAAAACCTTTATCGAAAGAGTCAACCAAACGTTCGAGCAGTATAACTCGAGCGGAATGCAAGAACCGGCACCGGCAGTAGCTGCTCCGGCAGAAGACAGCGAATTTGATCGCATTAGACAGCTAGCTGGTCTCTAAGACCAGCTAAGTTGTTCATTTTCTTAGAAAAATTCGCTTGACAAGATAAATAACATTGTGTAGTATTAAACATGTGCTACACACTTAAGGCACTGAAAACATAGGCAAAATAGGCAAAATTAGGAGAGGCATGACACAACCTTACACGTATCTCATAGGATGGCCCGAACACAACACGTGGTACTACGGCGTTAGATATGCTAACAATTGCATGCCGTCAGAGCTCTGGGTCTCTTACAAGTCTTCAAGTAAATATGTAGCTGAATTTGCAAAAGCTCACGGATCGCCTTCTATTACCCAAGTTAGGAAAACTTTTCATACCAAAGACGCTGCTCGACTGTGGGAGCATAAGGTTCTCAAAAAGCTAAAAGTTGTCAATGACGAGAAATGGCTTAATCGAACAGATAACAAGGCTATTGTGCCGCGCAAAGGTGAAGAACACCATAACGCTACTCGTAGAGGAAAAGACTCTCCTTTTTACGGCATTGCGCGTCCGGAGGTTGCGGAGCTAAAACGCAAAGAATGGACTAAAAAAATCCGATGCATAATCCAGAGAGCAAAGAAAAGTCAATAAGTAAAAGAAGTGGTGAAGCTCATCATATGAAACGACAAGAGGTTAAAGAAAAAGTTAGCGGCAAAAATAACTGGATCTACAAACACCCCGGTGCTCTTGAAAAACGCAGGCAACAATTTATAGAAATGAACACTGCAAAACGAGGAGTAAAGTATCAAAAATTACCTTGCCCTTACTGCAATGTTGACATGCCTAAGAATAACTTCAAAAGGCATGTAAGGCTGTGTAAAGATAAGGATTTTACTTGACACGTTAACAATTTCGTGTATAATAAAAATTGTAAGGCAAATAGGCAATCATAGGCAAACACAGGAGAAATACTATGGCTACACTACAAGAAATCCGCGCGAAACTCAAAGAGCAAGAAGCAAACAAAGGCGGAGGCAACACACCTGGCGACAACGCCGTTTATCCATTCTGGAACATCAAAGAAGGCGAGAGTTCAACACTACGCTTTTTACCTGATGGCAATACTGAAAACACATTCTTTTGGCAAGAACGTCTTATGATCAAACTGCCCTTTCCTGGCATTAAAGGCGAAACTGACTCACGTCCAGTGATTGTATCAGTTCCCTGCATGGAAATGTATGGCAAGACTTGCCCGATCCTTTCTGAGGTACGTGGTTGGTTCAAAGATCCGAACCTAGAAGACATGGGTCGTAAGTATTGGAAAAAGCGTTCTTACATCTTCCAGGGCTTCGTAACAGACGACGCACTTAAAGAAGACAATCCGCCAGAAAACCCTATCCGTAGGTTTATCATCGGACCACAGATTTTCCAAATCATCAAGCAGGCTCTTATGGATCCAGACATGGAAGACTTGCCAACTGACTACACAGCTGGCGTTGATTTCCGTCTGAACAAGACCAGCAAGGGCGGCTATGCTGACTACTCTACATCAAACTGGGCACGTCGTGATCGTCCGCTATCTGAAACAGAAATGAAAGCTGTTGAAGAGCACGGTCTCAAAGACCTAGCAGAGTTCCTGCCAAAGGAACCAGACGAAACTGTACTGAAAGTAATCAGTGAAATGTTTGAAGCTAGTGTCGACGGCGAACCGTACGATCCAGATCGCTGGAGCCAGTACTACCGTCCAGCAGGCATGGCGTCAAAGACAGGCGATCCTAACAAGGAATCAAAGCCAGAGTCAAAGCCAGCACCAAAGGCTGAATCAAAGCCAGAACCGAAAGCTGAGTCAAAAGTTGACGTTAGTGAAGAGGAAGGTGAACTTCCTTGGAACGAAGACAAGACTGAAGACAAGGCAGAGGAAAAGTCAGAAGGCAGCGGTAGCGCCCAAGACATTCTGTCAATGATTCGTTCACGTCAGAACCAGTAATAGCACACAGGGGGAGCAATCCCCCTTCTTTTAATTAATAGAGGAGTCACTATGGCTAAATCTTTCGATCCGACTAAATTTCGAAAAGAGTTAACAAAATCGATTACCGGTATGAGTGCCGGCTTTAATGATCCTACGGATTGGATCTCAACAGGAAACTACGCTCTCAATTATCTTATCAGCGGCGACTTTTACAAAGGTGTGCCATTGGGCAAGGTAACAGTGTTTGCTGGCGAGTCGGGTGCAGGTAAGAGTTATATCTGCTCAGGCAACATTATCAAAGACGCACAGGACCAAGGCATCTACGTTGTGTTGATCGACTCAGAGAACGCACTAGACGAAGCATGGCTACACGCGCTAGGCGTAGAAACTGGTGAAGACAAAATGCTTAAACTGAGCATGAGCATGATCGATGACGTTGCTAAAACAATGTACACCTTCATGCAGGACTACAAGGAAATGGCAGAAGAAGACCGTCCTAAGGTACTGTTTGTAATTGACAGCCTTGGTATGATGATGACACCTACTGACGTTGATCAGTTTCAAAAGGGTGACATGAAAGGTGATATGGGTCGTAAGCCCAAAGCACTCGCAAGTCTTGTTCGCAACACTGTAAACATGATCGGTGCCTACAATGTAGGTCTTGTGTGTACTAACCACACATACGCAAGTCAAGACATGTTTGATCCAGATGACAAGATCTCGGGTGGTCAAGGCTTTATCTATGCCAGCTCAATTGTAGTTGCTATGAGAAAGCTCAAACTCAAAGAAGATAAAGACGGCAATAAGATTGCTGACGTACGAGGCATTCGTGCAGCATGTAAGGTAATGAAAACACGCTACGCAAAACCATTTGAAGGCGTTCAGGTGAAGATTCCCTACGACGGCGGCATGAATCCATACTCAGGACTTGTTGATTTGTTTGAGAAGAAAGGACTTCTTGTTAAGCAAGGCAACCGTCTCAAGTACATTGATTCAAACGGCGAAGAGCATCTAGAATTTCGCAAGA